GCCTTACCGTATAGAACATACGACAAGGCGTCCAGAATCGTGGACTTGCCGGCACCGTTCTCGCCGACGATGAGTGTAGACTTACTACGATCCAGAAGGATCTCGGTCATTTGATTGCCGGTCGACAGAAGATTCTGCCAACGGAGCTTTTTAAAGTGAATCATATTTACCCTGTTCGTAACCAGCTTGGTATGCTGCTTTTAGCCAATTGACAATACCATCTTGTGGAGCGCCGCCGGCGAGTAGATCTAATTGTTCGTAGAATCTTTCACTACGAAGACCAAAGTTTTCGATCTCGTTGAACCAGTCTTCGAATGTCATGATTACTCCACACTTAAAGCTTCACCATACAACGTAGTTAGAAAATTGTACAATCTTTTTTTGTCGACTGGAGTATCCCACTGATCGACAACCTTTGTCAGAATAGTCAGTGTGTCCTCGGCCTCGTTGACGATATCACTATCATCCTCGAGTTGAAGATTGAGGTTGTCCTCGACTACCTGAATGTCAAGAGCACCAGCCTTTTCAAGACGATCAATGTACGTATCAAACCAGAACGGGTTGTTCTTGTTCTTGACGATTACCTTGACGTAAGATCCCTTAGCGGCTTCAAAATTGAATCCATTGATGTGCTCGAAGGTGTTCCACTTGGCGTCATCGTAGAACCACTTTTGGAACATTGTGTAGGGATTTTGGATGAACTGCAGTTCTCTAGTTTCTGTATCGAAAATATGAAAACCGCGTGGATCATCAAAGTCAGACCAAGACATTTCGTAGGGTGCGCCGAGATAATTGATATTGCCCCGCGTGGATTTATGATGGAAATGACCAGAGCAGACAAGATCAAACTTGTCGAAAATGCTACTAGAAAGGCCATGATCATTTACGGCACCCTTGTACATCTCGAAACCAGCGATCTCCAGATGCCCAAACAATACTTGTGCGGAGGTATTCTGTAGGAACTCCATGCTCTCATTATAGTTCCCAGAGCATACCCAAGGAAGTACAGCGATATCGAGATCACCAAGGTTGACAACAGTAGGTTCATCATAATAGTTTACCTCATACTTCGAGTGATCATATAACTCACGCATGGCATTCACCTCGTTCGTATTCTTGAACGAGGTGTCGTGGTTGCCAATAATCACATCTAGTCGGATGCCGGAAGTGTAACACTTGTCAATAAAGGATCGTAGATGACGGGCCGTAACGAAGTTGATATACTTTCGACGATCAACGATATCACCCAGGTGAAAAATATTGCGAATACCATTATCAGCAAGATACGGAAAGAAGAATTCATAATAAAACCTATTGAAATACTCGGCGAAAGCGATAGAGTCGCCGCGGGCTCCAAAGTGCGTATCTGTAATCAGAGCAATCTTCATCGACGAACTTTCTTTTCATATTCACGAAGGCACTTATCGCAAAAATCACGGATGTTTTGCAGGTTCATCATATAGTTATACCGGATTGCCATCGAATTCTTTGGATCCAGCATATTTTCTCTGTACTGCTCAAGCAGTGGCGGAATGTTATTCATCTTCATCTCCAATAAATTTTTCTACGCCTTTCTTCGGCTTCTTGATTGCTGGGTTCTTAGCTTCGTACTTCTCGACCAGTTCGCCAAGCTTTTCGCTGACGTTGATATACACAGCGTCGAACTGTGACCGGTCTTCAGGAGCCATATCAACCAGCGTGTTCATGACCATCGAGTTTTCGAAGCTCTTGTGCTTAATGTAAAGCTGCTTCTTTTCTTTTTCAATTCTACGCAGGAAAGCGTTGTACACGATCTGTGTAAAGTATGCAAACGGGTTATTAGTCTTTTCTGGATTGAAGTTGTGCAGATATCGAAGACAGTTTTCGATTGCATCACCGATCATCTCTTCACGATACGAGTATCCCACAAAGTTCGGACGTGTAGCCAAACGCTGTGCAATAAGCATAATACACTTGCCAACATAGTTAGGCACAGGAGGACGGTCTTCACCAAGTCTTTTCGACTCCTGAAAAGCAGTATGGTACTTCACCATCTCCGTGTAAAACAACTTGTTGTCAATGTAGTGATTTGACTTTTTCTTCTTCGGGACGTTTTCCATTATAACCTCAATTCAACTTTGACTTATCTGGGCGGATCATTTCCATCAGTTTTTGATATCGTCTTTCAGACTGATCCATTTCATTTAAAGCTTCATTAATAATCTCATCTGCCAACTTCTTATCATGCAAAGCAACCAACTTTTTATAATAAGATCCCATCGAGACAGAGGCCGGGAAACTAAATACGATCTTGCTGTGATCTATCTCTATACAATCAGATGTCGAAAATGTTAACACATTTGTGAGTTTAGATCCGATCGACCCTTCTTCATTGACCGCATCAACAATGTAAAATGGATTAATAACTCTGCATCTAACCGAGTATTCTTCAACATCGCCGATGATCTGTTCACCATTGACCAAGTTCAAAATTCGAATCATTATAACCTCACGTTGTAAATCTCGTAATCAAATTGTTCTGCGTCGTAGATCTTAGTTCGTTCTAAGAAGTGTTTGAGTGTAAAGTTTTGGTGGGATTTATAAGAAAGATCATCTACAATATCGTAGAGGATTGCTCCGTGTTCTTGTTTCTCTTCGTGTAGGCGAAGCATACGCCCGATTGACTGAAGAACTTTGATCTTAGACTTTGATGGAGAGGCAGCGATCATATGATGAAGACGATTGATGCTGACACCGGTTGATGTAGTACCTAACGAGGCCAGCAGAATTGCGTTCTCTTCTTCCTCTATGGCTTTTCGAATCTTTTCGCGATCAATACCACTAACAGAGCCATCAATGTAAAACACGTTATGATCAGTGCTTCTTGTGATGAGATCATAGAGTGTTTTTCCATGATCCACAATTCTAAAGAAAACAAGTTTATTACCCTTTAGCGAGAGTCCGAGGTTGCGAATGAACTTGTTTCTTTGTTCGTTGGCAACAAGGAAGTCAATCTCTTCTTGGTATGTTTTACCTTTAACATTCTTGCAGGATTGCTCGTCGTACTTAAGGACAAGACATTTGATCTTGAGCTTGGCAACGTATCCTTGGTCCATGAGCTCTTTAGTACTGACTGCTCTGTACTTTGGACCGAAGAGACCTTCGATTGTAGTCTCGTTGAGAGGTGAGCCATCGAGGGTGCCGGTAGTGCCAAACCGATACTTGCAATGAGTGAGACTGCTAAGAATTTGTATGAGCGAAGTAGCTTTTGCACCATGTGCTTCATCTCCAAAAACAACGCCAAACTGTTGATACCATGGCTTGAGCATCTTACTCTTGCCGTTATTCAACGACTGCCATGTAGTAATGACTAGATCAGCTGGAATATCATTTGATCTATTTATCCCCTCCGTAGAGCAATGAATCTGGCCTGTGTATCCATAATCTCGAAAGTCACTCTCCATCTGACCAACCAGGCCGATGGTAGGAACAATGATCAATCCTTTGTGACCAAACTGTTGATACCATCTCATGATCACGTAGATCATAAAAGACTTGCCAGATGACGTAGGACTGACAAGCGTACGGCGCGTAGATCTCAGACACTTGAGGATCGAGTCAAACTGGTAATCACGTTGCTGATATTTCTCCGGAATATTGAGTGAAGCAATAAACTCTTTGAGTTCGTGTTCAGAGATATTCTCATAGAGAAGTTCGTCATCAAACGAGAAACTATATCCACGAGAATCACAGAACTTCTTGATTCTTTGAGCAAGTCCAGCATAACACATTCCAGATAGATTGTTCACCAACCTGATCTTGCCATCCCACATCCGTGCACGATACTTAGGATGGAACTTGTAATTTTCTGCAAAGAATGTAAATTGATCCGACAACTCCATGATTGTGGAGGCGTCGGCGCATACTTTTACGTGAACTCTATCTATGTACTTTAGGTGGACATCACTCATTAAATACCAACTTTGAACTTCTCCCATTCAATGGCGGCTTTGATGTTAAAGCCACGACCGGTCAGGGACTTGATGATCGATTCTAGAAGCTCAATCTTTTCTTGCTGAATACCGATACGCAACGTCATATCGATAACCTCTTGATCTGCTTCTACGTAGTGATTCACATCCGACCGAAGGATCTTGCCTTGAGGCGGAAGCTTCCACCCCTTTGCATGGGTTTCCTCGGTAGGTCCCATAGTAAAGAACTCATTCTTGGCCAACTTCAATTGCTTGAGTTCGGCTTCGTACTTCCGAAGAACCAACCGTTCATTCGTGAAGATTTTAAAATATTTGTGGTGAAGTTTAGGAATGTTCAGCGCCTCGTTCCCGAGTTCTGAACGGTCGATCCGGGAATCCTGTTCCCATTCTGCAAAGATATCTTCAAGCTTCATAATAACCTTATATCACTATTATTATAATATGTACACAGCTAATTAGTCAACAAAGTCGATAGTGTACCTTAAGTATTCAAAATCAACTGTGCACTGGATATAGTTCACGTCAGTGTCAGTAGTATTGAACGATAAATCTCCAATAGAAACTGGGAATGCATCATAAAAAGTTACTTTAATATTAGATCTCATTGAGCTATTCATGATAAGTAAGGTGATGTCTGAGTATACAGTCTTTGGATTACCAGGTTCTGCAGACTTAAGGGCTTTATACTGATCAAAACTCTCTGGTGCACCAAGCCCAACCATCCAGTTATGGATTTCCAGATAATCATCTAGATCCTCGCTCACACGGAATGAGACTGACAGTGGATTGTAGGTGATATGACTGGCAATAGGAATCGAAACAAACGGCGTAGGACTTTCAGCCTGACTTAGTTGCAAACCAGGGAGACGCACATCCTGTACGTTGAAGTTAAGATTCGGTGACCGTGCAAGTGCAAATTTAAACCCTAGAGGTGATAGGAAGTTCTTATTTGCAGGGGTGTTGAGAGCAGACATATTATTCCTTGAATGCTTAAATTCATTATATCACATCTATTTATAATGTACATAAAAAAAGAGAGGGAGCCGAAGCCCCCTCTCAGTATCGGTTGGTTATTCCAACTCTTATGATTACATAAGGTTCGAGATAAGAACGCGACGGTAGTACTTGTTGCTGTCTTGCTCAAGTGTTGCATTGGCATCAGCAGCAGTTGTACCCTTCGAGAATGGATTTGGTGCCATTCCGTAGCGAGTCTTGAAACCGATCTTTGGCTGGAATGAGCCTGGATCAACTGCACGAACCATCTGTAGTGGAACGTATGGGCAGTAGAACAGACCAGCGTCATAAGGATTCGAACCCTTATAACCAACTACCAGGTAGTTTGTACCAGCGTATGGATCGATGTAAACCTTGATGCGACCGTTGATAACACCAGCGAATGTGTTACCTGTGTCGTCAATGTTCAGCGAGTTTGTGTTAAGAGCTGGAGCGTAATCCAGAACACCAGCCATCTGAAGAGCCGAAGCAACGTCCGACGAACAGATGATGATGTTACCCTTACCACGACGTGTTTGCTTAGCAATCTGGTTGCATTCACGCTCGATTTGGAATAGAAGACCCTTGAACTTTTCAACCATCCAACGACCGTTTGAGTCGGTGTCAAGATCGAAGAAGCCAGAAGTTGTAGTACCTTCGGTAGCACCGCGTTCAGCTGTGATGATGATCGAACGAACAACTTCACGGTTGATTTCTGCAAGGATTTCAGCCGAAAGAATGTTCGAAAGTTCAGTCTCAGCGTCAAGACCGTGAATTGCCTTCAGGTCCTGTGCAAGTTCGAGAGTGTATTCTGCCTTTAGAGCGCGAGTCTTAGCAGCAACAGTTACCTTCTCGATCGAGAAGCCCATTTCTGGGAAGACGTAAGTGCTGTTTGCACCAAGAAGTTCGCCCGAACCAAGCAGAAGACCCATTGTGTAGTTATAGGTCGAGTTGCCTGCGTTGTTCGAAGCACCTGGAGCTGTACCAACAGTGTTAGCACCAACTGCAGTAGCCGAACCAGCACCGGTGTTTGCAGCGTTAACGCCTGCACCAAGACGTGACGAGTGGCCAGTGTTTGCTTCGTTATAGAATGCTTCATCGCCAAGAGCTGTCGAGTTAGCATACTTCGAACGCATTGCGAAGATAAGACCTGTTGGACCCGACATTGGCTGAACGCCGCAGATGTCGTAAGCAATCAGGTTTGGCATCGAACGACGAACCAGCGAAATAAGAACTGGGTCGAAGTTTGCTGCGTTACCTGCAACGTTAACGTGGGTAGCTTCACCAAGAAGGTGCTGTGTGCCACCATGAGCAGCCGACTCACGAAGAGCGGCTTCGGTGTTTTCTAGAATTTGTGCGGTTACATAGCGCTTGTGTGCACTACCGATCTCTGGGAGATCAGTGTGCTCGAGCACTGGCTTCCACTTGTTTTGTAGTTCCTCAGCTAACATTTTATTCTCCCTTTACCTTTCTGGGTATTTGGTATTTTATTTATTACTTTACGTTTCTTGAAATAGCAGTTACGTAGTGAGCCATGTGAGCAGGTACTTCTACCGGCTGGTCAACACCATTTTCAGCTTCTTCAGTAACAACACCGGTTGTGACTTCCTTCTTTTCCGAGAAGTACTTGTCCTTAATGATGTTGAGCTTCTTGGCATATGTTTCAGCATCGCTGAACTCAAGGCCTTCGGCTAGAGTGCGAAGCTTTTCAACCTGAGTGGCTGCTAGACCTTCGCTTACTTCGTCGAATGTAGCTTCCTTGGTTGCTTCATCAAGAATTGCTTGAAGCTCAAGTTGCTTATTCACGGATTCGTCAAGCTTGCCTTCAAGCTCTTCGATTTGAGCCTGCATCTCGCCGAGAACGTCGAGCTTTTCGTCAGGTACGTTAATGTAGCTTTCTGCAAACAGGTTACGTAGGCCTTCCATGAAGTCCTCTGTAACATTTGTGCGGATCGACGATTCGATAGCAAGCTTGTTATCTTCGATCCATTGCTCTACTACGTAGTCAAGATATTGATCGACCTTTTCGGTCATCTCTTCTTGAATAGCAACTACAGCTTCATCAAGCTTTGTTGCAAATTCTTCTTCTAGGCGAACGGTTTCAAGGTTCATACGAGCTGTTACAGCGGCTTCAAAAATAGTTGAAGCTTTTTCCTTGAACTCTTCTGAAAGGTCGTCACCGCTAAACATTTCAGCAACGTCTTCCTTTACAGCACCAAGTGTAGCAGCTGGCATCTGGCCAAGAGCTGGTCCACCCCCAGGAGCAGTTGCCGAAGGAACGTTATTTGTGCTTAGCTTCTTAATTGAATCGTTAAAGAAGTGAGACAGATCTTCACCTTTTAACTGAGCTAGAAGCGATGTAAACGTTGCTAGCATTTCTGTACGAGTTGGGTTAGGCTTCAGAGTTTCCGAAGCTGCCGATTCATCAAGAATTTCTTCATTCTCAACGATATCAGTTAGTTCCTTATCTGACATTTTGCACTCCTTAGTGAATTTAACTTATTTATTTGATTCAGGATTTTGAAATTTCGTTGAGAAAATTCTCAAAGATCTTAAATTTCTTGGCTTCTAGTTCTCTAGAAGATACGGCTTTTTCAATGGTTTGAACTGTTTGCTCGACCACCTGGACTTTCTTGGCAATCAGAAGATCATTTTCCCAGATCCATTCTACGCCTTCCATGATACCATTTACAAAGGCATCTGGTGCAGAAGGATCGGCTACAATATCAGCCGCTGTTGCTAGATAGAAATCGTCTTGTACTTCATTGATTCCTTCTTTGTTGAGCTTCAGTGAACCCATACCACGAGAAGAAACACCAAGCTTTACGCCTTCAGACACAAGGCCTTTGGCAATGTTTCCAAATGGAGTATCCATTAACTTAGCCTTGCCAATGAAGTTATTGCCTTCTTGGCGAAGACTTGTAATTAGGTGTGAAACTCTGTCTAGATTAATCTGCGGACCATCTGGGTGACCAAGTTCGCCCAGAGCGCGGCCAGACTTTACGTATGACTCGTTGTAGCGTTCAACTTCCTTGGCAAGAGTCTCAACTGGATACATGCGTCCGTTGCGATTCTTAATTCCGCCCTGAAGGAACACGCCTTCGATGTACACGTTCTTCTTACCGTCTTCACGAGCTTCGGTAATTGTTCTCAGGTCTTCGAAGACTTCTGTAATGAGTTTCATCTTTTTACCTTAACTATTGTTATAATCTGAAATGAATGTACCAACTTTTTGCAGCTCGAGTAGTACATAACCATTAGCAGTACCAACAAACTCTACTGTTAGATTTGCAGTTTGACCAACCGTCAGAGCCATACCACAACCAGCATAGTCCTTGTAGCCAGTAGAATCATACACTGCAACTGGTGTTGCTCCGCGCTTGATTACAGCATACCCGTTTGGATCAATTCCCCAGTATGCTTGAGCAATGTAAGCACCGGAAAGAACTTCATTATCAACTGCAAGGCAAGTTGAAGTTGCATCTACGTTTGTTGTTGTGCTATTACCAGATACCTTAATGGTAGTATTAGCAACAGAAACATGAATAGTGGCAGCAGTGTTTTTCTTATTTGAGATAATCGATACGGCCATTATTCACCTCTATGACTAATTGAGAAGTCGAGCATTTGTTCTACACCTTCTGGTGTACCGCATGCTTCAAGAAACTTCTTTTGGTTGTCTTCATTTAATTTATCAAACACAGAAAGCATAGTACGACGATGCGATTCTGTGAGATCGCCAAGAAGATCAGCTAGCTTTTCTTCCTTGCGAAGTGGTTTGCCACCGCGTTCTGCAGTGAGCTTAGCAGCAATTGCCATTACACGGCGTTTTTCTTTTGACTTGCCCTTGAACTGTGGAGCGTTTGAATCTTGGAAGTCCTTGATTACATCGCCCATGGTAGCCTTGTCCATGTTTAGCTTTTCTTCAATTTCAACTTCTTCCTTGGCAAGCTTGTTCAGTGCGGTATCAATACCCTTTGAACGCTTTTCAGCGCGCTTATCATGTGCTCTTTCCATTTCACCTTGGCCTTTACCATCCATAGTACGAATACCACGTTGGTAGCCAGCACGAGCTTCGTCACGACCCATTTGATTCTTAGCCTTGATAGCATAGGTCGCTAAGGTCTTCTTTGACAGTTCGTCGATCTGTTCGGCTTCTTCAGCAACCTTTTTCTTCTTGCGAAGAAGCTTGAAGTCATGAGCATCGACCTTGCCATTCTTGTTGGCATCGATCTTGTGCTGATTGCCCTTGAGTTCCTCGTAGACCTTCTCGTCTTCACCTGGGTTATAACCATGACGCTCTTTACGGCGATCAATCTGCTTTACCTTCGAACCCTTAAAGACTTCGTCGTCGTTACCATTGCGGTCTGAATGCTTGGCAACGACGTGCTTATCCACGAACTTCTGTTCGTCAGGATTCTTAACTTTCAGATAACCTTCTAGGAATTGATTAAGCGTCTTCGCCATCGTCTTCGAATCCTTCTAAATCTTCGTCGTCTAAATCGAAATCATCTTCGTCGTCCCAGTCGAGGTCTTCAAGATCTTCATCGTCAAGATCTAAATCGTCATCATCGAGATCCAGATCATCGTCGTCAAGATCGAAGTCGTCTTCATCGTCGACAGAATCTTCTTCGGCTGCAAACATACTCTGTGCTACTGAGATTCTCATATCATCAATAGCTGCGGTTGCTTTCTGACCCATAATATCATCGAATGCAGAAGCGAACTTAGTTGGCTGCTGATTCATAGAAAAGTTGATAAGATCATCAATATCGGCCATTGTTTCCTCCAAATTTTTTATTATTTATAATCACGCTGGTTTCTTCACCAGGTCTGGAACTTTAGGTAAGGCCGGAACCTTTGTTGCTTTTCCAGTATCAGGACCTAAAGCTCCGCTGGTGTCGGCAGGCCCGGGTGCTTCTTGTGGTTGACCATCCGGACCCAGTTCAACCGGCGGATTATACTGTGGGTTATCTTGTTCATCTACAATCTGCTCATCAATTTCCTTGATATCTTCTTCAGTCTGATACAGAACATTGCGACGAATCCATTCGTGCGAATAGTATTTGCCAGCATAATCGTCAATATCGCGGAGCATTGAGATACGATCACGAAGAATTTCAGTATTTCTTAATTCAGCAAAATGGTTATCTTCTGAATATTCATACTTAAAATTGGTTCTAAACTCTTGCCAATCTTCGCTGGTGATAACACCCTTTAGAATTAATTGCTTCTCAAGAATCTTGTTGAATAGTTCAGAGAACTTACCGCGAAGACGAGTAATGAACTTAGCAAACTTTACTTCATCTCTTGAAATTTCAGTAGCACGACCAAAGTTGTACTGTGCTTCTGGATCGAGACGAGTAATCGGAACATTTAGCGACTTGTAAAGCTTGCGTTGGAAATAGATAACATCATCCATCTGGCCAAGATTTTGACCTCCAGGAAGAGTCGTGATCTCTGTTCCCTTACCACCCTCACGACGTGGTAACCAAAAGTCTTCAAGCATTGTCATGTGCTTGCGATCGTCACGAATCTCACCAGTTTGGGCATCGTAAACTACACGGTTCTTGAAGCGAGTCATGATATCACGAAGATATTGCTCTGCCTTCATCTTTGGTAGGTTACCGACGTCGATGTAGAAAATACGACGTTCTGGTGCACGAGAAATACGGTAGATAACCAGTGAGTCTTCCATCGACTTTAGCTGGTTCAGAGGTTTAATTGCCTTCTGTAGATAACCAATTACCATATCGCCTGGAACATTTACAAGGCCCGATGATACGTTAACAACGGAATCTACAGCAATACGAATACCTTGAGAGGCAGGATCGTTATATGTAGATCCCTGTGTAGGAGCCTTGGCGAATCCCTTATCATTATAGATGTAGAACTCTTCGGCGGTCTTATTAATAATTACATTCGTGTTCTTATTTGCCTTGACTCTCTTTTGAGTCTTGATCTTACGAATCTTACGCGGGTCGACATATCTTAGTTCTTTGATGCCTTCACGCGGTGCTTTCTCGTCAATAATCAGATGGTAATAAAGTCTACCATCGACGTACCATTTACGAAAGATCTCATAGGCGTGCTGATTGAATTCGAGAAGCTCGATTACATTATCGAACTCTTCGAGAATCATCTTCTTGATATTTTCTGGTTGTTCTAGATCGTCGAGATTGAGTGTAACAATCTCTTTCTTGGGATCCATCACAATAGCTTCATTGACAATATCGTCAACGGCCATTTCCACGTCAGGATGCATAGAGATTTCACGGTACTTGCTGACAAGTTCCGCTTCGTTTCTAACTGCACCTTCGAGATCTACATACTGGCCGTATGCACCACCTTCGGAAACAACAAGAGCACCGTCTTCTTCGAGCTTTGGCGCAAAGGACGGCAGTTCTTCCTGTGGTTTCTTTCGAATGATTTCAAAACCAAATAATTCGGCCATTTGGACTCCTAATTAACAAAAAAAGTAAGGGGAGTGGTTACCCCTTACTTATTATTCTCCACCAGCTCTATCGGTGGTGCCACCACTTACAGTCCAGTAATCGTATGAGAATGTAACCTGGAACGATTCAATCTGATCAGTTGATGCCCAATCAAGTTCGATTGGTGAGATAACACTCGGGAAGATTCCATTGAACTTATACTCGCGAATAGGTGTACCGTCTTTTGCATACTGGATTACAGTAGCATTCGACTTGTATCGATTGATGTCGCGAACGTTACGCTCAAGACGATTGATTCGGTTTGACCATTCTTCCATGGCGTTACGAATCAGGAAGTCTTCATCGTTAATGACTGTTACTGTCCAGTCACCGAATGTTCTATCTCCGGCCAACTTCATTTGTCGGCCGAAGTAGAATACTGGAATTACTCCGAGAGTTGATTCTGGAATCTGAGCAGCTTGAACCATGAATGGTGTTTTTAGGTCGCCAGAAGCGTTTGCAGGATTGTTGATACGTACCTGAAAGAGATTCTGACGTGCACCGCCGTAGACCAGTTGGCTTCTCATTTCATTGATATTAAAAGCCATTTCTTTTTTCCTCCTAGTTTCTTTTATTTATTAGAACTGGCCGACAACTTCGTTGAACTCAACACCGGATCTTACGGCGACAAAGTTCAGCTGAATGAAGTTGATGCTCTTTGCTGGCTTGATGTAGATATCACCAACAAAGCGGTTTGTATCAACAACTTCTGGAGTATTGTTTGTTTCGTCGCAAACAACACGGAAGTCAGTGATACCACGGCGGCCCTGAACATCACGGAGGAATGGTTCAATCAGATTCAGGAACTGTGCTCTGGTGAACTCGTCATTGAATTCGAAGAGCATTTGGTTTGCAGCTGTTGCAATTGTCTTTTCAAGAACAATGAACAGACGGCGTACGTTAATACGATCAAACGCGCTTGGACGACCAAGAGCAGTCTTATCGCCGAACAGTACAGTTCCTTGACCTGGTTGTGTGATTACTGGGTTGACATCGTTCTTGTAAAGAAGATCACGATCGGTCTTGTTCGGGCTATAAGCTAGCTTGACAAGATTCTTGATTTGACCTCGGTTATAACCAGCTGGCGAGAACCAAGGATCGCGTAGATCATCAGAACGAGCTGTCAGACCAGCAATATCACCATTCAGTGGAACATAGCGATATACGTCATTGTATTTGTCGTACTGATACTTGTAACCCGAGTCGATGAATGCATACGAGCTATTGCGTACGCTCTGACGGAATGTTACAATGTTCGAAGCTTGTGAACCTTCCACTCCGCTTCCGACAACGTCTTCCTTCTGGGGCGAAACGAATACCACACAGTCCTTACGAACATCAGCGATATTGTCGATGAGATAGTTAGCAAGTTGAGCTCCGTTTGAAGCACCAACCGACTTACCAGTCATTAGCAGAGATACGTCAACAGTTGAAGCATCAGCAAACAGATCGTAAGCCGAAGCAAGAGCAGCAACTGTTGCTGTGCTTTCAGTCACACCATCTCGTCCACCGATAAACGACTTCGAATATGGTGTAGTTGCAGTTGAGTTCGAAAGGCTTGCAGCAGCAGTCGATGTTGCTTCTGAACGATCGTTGGTTGCCCATACATAGCGTGAGTTATCGTTAATAACTGTCTTGTAGAAGGCTGTTGTACCGTCTTCACCAACAGCATCTGTAGCACGCGAAAGATTTTCGTATACTTCAAGGACTGTTCCTGGAGTACCCGAGAACTTACCGTCTTCGTCAACAACCACAACGCTGACTTGGTCAACAGTTGTAAGACCGCGATCCGAAAGATAGCGTGAAGTTCCTGGAGCAACCGGAACAGTGTTGTAGAACTCCCACTTGCGTGGAATTGTGTTACCAGTGAAGTTCGAAGCACGATTCCAAGTATCTTCAAACGTGATGTTGAAGTATGCTTGAGTTGAAGCGTCATCCGAAGAAACTGTTGGAAGCGACTTGATCTTGAGTGCCTGTGTACCAACGGTTGTGTTACCAAGCTCGATATAGTCACCTACAGACAGAGACTGTAGGATTGTATTTGCAGCATTCTTTGTTTCAGCATATGTAAGGGTCGAAGCACCTGAATCCCATGTAAGGAATACGTTAGCAGTCGAAGAGTTTACATTGATAGTAATACCAGCAGCAGCAAGTTGATCAAGACGATATGTAGTTGCTACACCGCCAACGCTCGAGTTGCTGAATGGATTAATTGTCTTGCTGTATTGATTTGCAGAATCGCACATCGACACACGAAGCGAGTTACCAAGATCACCTGGATAACGAGCTACGAATTGTGTGCTAGCAAAGGTAGCATTTGCTGGACCCTTGTCTTCGAAGTCATCAGCATTCTTTACAATACAGTCAGCCAGTTCAATAACGCCACTATTAGCAACAGCATTCAGAGCAAGAGTATTTGCAAAGAAATTCAGTTGAGCATCAGTCGATGTAGTAGCATTTGCAGTCAGAACAACAGCAAGAGCTGTCGAGTTAGCAGTGACGGTTGAAACAAAGGTTCCGTCTGGAATACCAGCACCGAATACTGCATGACCAGCTTGAACACCGTGGTTATTGCCTGTCAGGATAACAGTTGTATTGCTCTGTAGGTTAACACTTGTTGAAGTAACCGTATTTGAGAAACCAGTTGTAACAGCTGCACGACTTACATAGAGAGCATTACCATATGCAAGGAAGTTAGCCGCTGTGAAGAATGTTTCGTAGTTGTCTGATGTTGGCTTGCCATAACGTGCGGCAAGAGTATTTTCTGAATCTACTAGAATGAACTTTCCGACAGGACCCCAACGGAACACGCCACCGAAAGCACCTACAGTGGTAGCCAGCGATGGGATGGTAGTAGTTAGGTCGATCTCAGATACATTAATTCCAGGGCTGACTTGAAACGCCATTGTTATCTCCCTTAGTCGAAGGTTTTATATACGAGTTTGTTTTATTTATAATGTTGCTAGATTAGGAAAACAAGCCAGCAAATTCCGGATTCCACTTCTGAGTCATGTCTACAACGTCATCTTCAGGATGTCCGTCATCGATAAAGCCAAAAGGCACTAAATCATTTTCAATTTCTTCATCAGTTTTATCTCTCAGTTTCATGAGAGTATGAATATCGGTTAGTTCTTTGAAGTACTGTTGGTCTGACAACCAAGCAAAAAGAACCAAACACATTACAAGGTCGTCATGACACCCTGGCTCGGCTTCATACGAACTATTCTTTTTCGAGAACGTAGAAAGCTCTTGGATAGTATCATGATCATGAATAATAAGCTGATATTGTTCTACGAGAAGTTTCAACAGAGAGCAACCAATAGACTTCACGGTCTTTGTAGTGCGCACACCCCGGTCTGCTGATTTATTGAATCCGCCCGAAATTCTTTTGCCTTTTGCGCCGGCATTTTCAGTATAGATTAAGTTTTCACTGTCATAATCAAAATAAAGAGTATCAGCAACTTGACCGCCGATGTCATTGATTTCTACAAGTATTGTAGCATCATTATAGAGTTTAGCAATTCGGTGGATTTCTACTGCATAGTCAACAGGAGTTACTAAGTTGCTTCTGTATACTGCAACCTGGTTGTATGGCATCTTTGTGACATCGATAATCTGGAAAGCAGAGTAATCCAGGCCTTTACCTCTTGATACGTCTGCTACTAGAACATACTTGTGCTCTTCTTCTGGTAGAAAATATTGAGCAAGTCCAGCTTTCGATGCAAGTGGAGCTTTTACTACCAGACTCTTTAGTACTGCGCCTGAAATCAGAGTACCAGAAGAACCCAACCATGCGCACTCGAATTCCTGAGCAAACTTCTCATGGTCAAAGTCCATAGCAGCAAGAGTTTCTTGGCGCCATTTCTCATCACGACCAGGAACTTTCTGCCAAGGAACTTCAACGTATTGATAACCATTAGTTCCTTCTTTGGCGCCCATACAGGTTTTATAGAAGTGGTTCAAACCATTTGGTGTAGAGGTGAAGAGGATCTTGGTAGTTTCACCTGATGAAATTGTAGGGAAAACCGATGCAAAGAACTCATCCCAGTTTTCAACGAATGCAGCTTCGTCGATGTATAGCAGCGAGATCGACTTACCACGAATGGCAGAGGATGAGGTTGCAGCAGCAATAACCTTACAGCCATTCTCAAGTTCGATCGAACCTTTGTTCCATTCAACCACACCCTGCTGCAGCCACTCTGGCAGAGATTCATAAGACAGTTTGATTCTGTCTAGAATTTCACGAGCCGCATCACCCTTGTTAGCAAGAAGAGCAACTGTTTTATGGTCGTTGAACAGAATATAGTGAAGAATAATAGCCGCGGCGGTTGTCGTCTTACCAGCCTGGCGAGATGTAACAACAGTGACTCGGCGGTTGTTAGTTAACTTAGTAACAATTTCTTTTTGATAATCGTATAACTTGATTGGGATCAAGCCATGATCAACGTGTACAATCTGAATGTACTTTTCAGCAAAGTAGATGGGATCTTGTGCACACTTAATATATTCTTCCACCATCTCAGGCGTCCACTCGATCTTACGACGAGCTTTCTTGAGAAGCGGGTTGCCATTATAACCCTTATCAAACATTTTCTTCATAGAGTCAAACATTAGGTAGAATCACCTTTAATGTTTGATATCATCTTCTGTAGATCAGCAGTTGATCCGACAAAAAGATTGTTTGTAACTTGCTGTGGAGAAGCTTCAGGATCGGCTTCTAGAATCTTTTTCTTCTTTGCTTGAAGATCCAGCAGGTCTTTGCTTGCACTCACCATGGTGTTCATCATAGTAGCAAGAACTTCATAGGCTCTTGGATGCTGACTCTGTCGAGCCACGTCCATGAGATCAAAGAGTGCCTCTTGACCTTTGTTGATTACTTCCATCATGTTTTCACGGGCATATTCAAAATCTGCCTCGGTCTGTGTGGTAGCTTTCTTTTCAATTACTGCTGGCAGATTTGAGTTTGAGCCAGTAAATTTATCGATATTACTCATTAGATATTCTCTATAAAGTCATTAATGAATCCATAATCATCGGTGGATTTGATCTCTAAATAATCAATTGATAGAGCTGCATTACTTGTAGGCTCACCTTGTGCAGTGAGTCCTGGCTTTGCAGTAACTACCACAGTATTTGCAGTGGTAAATGCATTCGCCGTAGTAGGTGAATCTGTCAGTCTCATATTTGCCTGAGCAAATTTGATCAGACCAGACTTCTTGGTTGGTCCGAAGATGTATGCCTTCATTGTAAAGGTCAGATCCCAAATGATAGCACGTCTCTCTTCGAAACTACCTTCGTAGGTATCAGTTACATTGATGTCGTTTAGAACAATCGGGATATCCATCACGGCGTCGATACCAGGAACCAGATTTACAGAAGCAGTCCATTCTGGAGTGAAGTACGGAAGAATCTGCTCGATAATACGAGTTCCATCCTCGGCGTTCTTGACCATGATCGACATCTGAAATGTGATGTTGTACGGAACTGGCATGTACTGATAAGCAATACGATCGTCTGTGCCGTTGTTTGTTGGTTGCTTATAGTAACGATTCAACGTATTTAGTTTTCTCTCGGAGTCGTAAGTGAACGACGTCATCTCGAAGGAGATGCGTGGCAGGACAACACCAACTTTATTTGAAAGTCCTGGGTTACCATCAAGTCTTGCTAGAAACTTTTCTTTTGGACCATACGAGAGAGGAACCTTCAGCGTTTGAATCGATTCACTAGAC